AGAGCCTTTATGATGTCAGTGGCAGTAGTCACTGGAACAATAAAGCAGATATTGGTGTCATTGTGACTAGAGATTTTGAAAAAGGTCAGACTAAAGTAAGGATAGCAAAAGTTAGAGAAATCGGAGTTGGTGGAAATATCGGAGAAACAACACTGAGATTTAATATGAAAACTATGTGCTACGATTCTTTAGTAGAGAATAGGTTTGGTTGATATATGCAGATAATTGAAAAAGAAATAGATGACTTGATACCAGCAGAATACAATCCAAGAGAATTGACTGTAAAACAACACAAGAATATCAAAGAAAGCATACATAAGTTCGGTGTAGTAGACCCAATTATAATCAATGTAAATAAAGATAGAATGAATGTAGTTATCGGTGGTCACCAAAGATTAGCCATTTGTAAAGAGTTGGGTCACCATTATGTGCCTTGCATTGAGCTAGATTTATCTATAGATCAAGAAAAAGAATTAAATATAAGACTTAACAAGAATGTAGGACAGTGGAATATCGAGGATTTAGCCAACAATTTTGATGTTAAGGATTTGAAAGAATGGGGTTTTGACTCTAAAGAACTGCATTTTGCAGATTTAGAGAAAGAGATTAGCACAGATACAGAGCCTAAAGAAACTAAGTACGAGCTGGTCATTCAGGTGGACAGTTATGATATACAAGATAATCTTTTCAAAGAGTTTCTTAAAAGAGGATTGATGTGTCGAAAGAAATAACAAAAGAGCAATTACTTGGCTTGATTTTTTTTTATTTTTACACTATAAAAGGAATATATGCCTAAAATTGTAAAAAAAACCGAAGAATTGACAAGAATGGTAAGTAAATTATCAGGCATGGGTATTACTCATGAGCAAATCTGTCTGATCGCTGGTATAACTAGACCAACCCTAAATAAATACTACAGTGAAGAATTAAAAGTTGGTAAAGCACAGGCTACTGCGACTGTAAGTTCTAAATTATTTAGTATTGCAACAGGTGATACAAAACAATCGCTCGGTGCTTGTATTTTTTGGCTAAAGACACAAGCTGGTTGGAAAGAAACTGATGTCGTGGAGATTAATAATGTATCAGATGAAAAAGAACGATTCGAACAGTTGGTCAAATCAGTTCGACAATCTAAGCTCACAAAAGCAGATAGCAACGAATCTACTCATTGAGTGGTACGACAAAGCAAGACCAACACAACTTGTAGAAGATAGTGATGAATTTAACATACATCTATTCCTCGCTGGTCGTGGCTGGGGAAAAACCTTAACTGGTGCATACGACATTGTTGAATACTGTTTGAGAAATGATAATGCAATCTGTGGTGTAGTCGCATCAACTTATGGCGATCTAAAAAGGGTAGTATTCTCAGGTGATTCAGGTCTAATAAACATAATTGACAAGAGATTGCTTAGTAATGCTGGTTATAATAAATCAGATAGTGAAATACATTTTTATAATGGCTCAAAGATAATTGGATTCCCAGCAATAGAGCCTGATAGACTTCGTGGAGTACAGTTTCATAGAGTTTGGTGTGATGAGTTAGCCTCTTGGAGATACACTGAAACCTTTGACAACTTAATGATGGCTCTTAGATTAGGAAAAAATCCTAAGTGTATTATTACCACTACTCCAAGACCAACTAAGATAATCAGGTCTTTAGCTGAAAGAAAAGATACTAAGCTAATAAAAGGCTCAACATTTGATAACATTGACAACCTCGCAGAATCATCTATAGAAATGTTAAGAGATAGATATGAGGGTACTCGTATTGGTAGGCAAGAACTTTATGCTGAAATATTGGAAGATATTGAGGGTGCTTTGTTTAATTATAAAAATATAGAAGAAAATAGATTGATCGAATACCCAAAAGATTTAGAAAGAATAGTGGTTGCTATCGACCCAGCTGTCACAAGTAATCAGAACTCAGATGAAACAGGCATGATAGTTGCTGGTCGTGATGTTAATAATCATTACTACATATTGCATGATGCCAGTCAAATTAGTTCTCCTGATGAATGGGTTAAAAAAGCTATATCACTTTATAAACAATACGAATGTGATAGGATTGTAGCAGAGGTTAATAATGGTGGCGATTTGATTGAAAGATTATTAAGAACACAGAATCAATCAATTCCTTATACAAGTGTTAGAGCCAGTAGAGGAAAAATAGTTAGAGCAGAGCCAATATCGGCACTTTACGAACAAAATAGAGTTCACCATGTAGGAGTGTTCAAGGATTTAGAGGAACAAATGTGCCAATTCACAGGAAATGGGGTACAATATCATGATGATAGGGTTGATGCTTTAGTATGGGCGATAACCTCACTGCAAAATAGTGGTCAAGCAGTGTTTAAAATTAGTTAGGAGTAGTAATGGGTATATTCGACAAATTTTTTAAAGGCAGTATTCAAAAAAAAGAGTCGCCAACAGTCATGATTAATAGACTAGAGGCATATATGGGTAAGTCTACTAGAAAATATAAAGAGTATGCTAAAGAGGGTTATCAAGACAATGCAATCGTTCATAGATGTGTAAAACTTATATCAGATTCAGCAAGTGCAGTAAAATTAAAAGTATTTGATGGTGATATAGAATTAGAAAATCATGAGTTAATATCTTTACTTCAAAGACCCAATCCCTTGCAAAGTGGTGGTGAATACTTTGCCTCATTATATTCTTACTTACTTATTTCAGGAAACTCATATCTTTTAAGAGATACAGAAAACGATACACCACCAAGAGAATTATATTTACTAAGACCCGACAGAATAAAAATAAAATCAAGCTCATCAATGATTCCTGATTATTATTGCTATATGGTAGATGGTCAAATAGTCAAAGAATATCCTGTCGATCAAGACACAGGTCGTTCTCAATTAAAACAAATTAAATTATGGAATCCTTTAGATGACTTCTATGGATTAAGTCCAATATTAGCAAGTGCTTATAACATTGACCAACATAATCTTGCTGGTTTGCACAATGTTGCTTTACTAAAAAATGGTTGTACTCCAAGTGGAATGTTAAAGTTTGAGCCAAAAGATGAAACAGGAATGTCGGCTACTCTAACAGATGACCAACGAGCTAGACTGTTAGAAGATTTAGAAATGAGGTTTCAAGGTAGTTCAAATTCAGGCAGACCCATGTTGTTAGAGGGTAATTTTGAATATACACAATTAGGGTTAAACCCAAAAGACATGGATTTCTTAGAACTTCTAAACTTATCAGCAAGGGAGATAGCACTGTGTTTTGGAGTTCCAGCACAATTAATTGGTATTCCTGAGGCAAACACTTATAGCAATATGGAAACTGCAAAACTCGGATTGTATGAAGAAACAGTCATACCTTTACTATCTAGGGTGGAATCTGATTTAAATGAGTTTTTATCTCCACTTTATGATGGCGATATAAGAATCAAGTATGACTTAACAAGTATTCCAGCAATGGCAGAAAAGACCAAACAAATATATCTAAATGTTTCACAAGCAGTGCAAAATGGCATTATGACTCGTAATGAGGCTAGGGAAAAGTTAGGACTCGAAGAAATAGAGGGAGCTGATGAGTTATATATACCAAGCAACTTGTTCCCTATTGGCGAAGTAGATGCCTCTAGTGTAGAAGATAACAACCAACCTGTAGATGCAGAGGGAAATGAAAAAGACTTTGAGTTAGCTTATGGTAAAAAAGAGGCAGTTGATGTAGATACTTTTACAACAGAAGAAGAGGCAGAAGAAAGAGCCGAAGAAATAGGTTGTGTTGGTATTCATTCACATACAGAAGATGGTCAGACAGTTTATATGCCTTGCAAGACTCATGAAGAATATGAATCTCTGTTAGCAGATGGCAAAGCACTGAGTGATATTGATACTGTTCCGACAGATACTATGTCTAATAATGCTAAAAGAGGACTAGAGTTGAGAAAAGAATATGGTAGAGGTGGAACTTCTATAGGTGTTGCTAGAGCCAATCAATTAGTAAATAAAGAAAGATTATCTCCTGATACTGTGTTAAGAATGTATAGTTTCTTTAGCAGACATGAAGTCAATAAGCAAAGCACAGGATTTAATTCAGGAGAAGATGGCTACCCAAGTGCTAGTAAGATAGCATGGTTGCTATGGGGTGGTGATGCTGGATTTAGCTGGTCTACATCTAAACGAAATCAAATAATGAAAGAAAGAGAAAGCAAAGCAGAGGCAGATGCTCTAAAAGTAGGTGATATGGTTTCTTGGGATTCATCAGGTGGCAGAGCAAAAGGTAAGATTACAAAGATTGTCAGATCAGGTAAACTATCTGTACCTAAAACAAGTTTTACTTTAAATGCTACAGAAGATAATCCAGCTTGTTTAATTAAGGTTTATCGTGGAGATGAGCCAACAGATACAATAGTCGGACACAGGTTTAAAACTTTAAGAAAGTTATAATGAAGTCAAAAACACTGGCTGAGAAAAAACATATGCAAAAAGTTGCAGAATTAGGTTGTATTGCTTGTCGGAAACTCGGTTATTATGATACACCAGCAGAACTTCATCACATCAAGAAAGGCACAATGGGAAAGAGAGCCTCTAATTTCGAGGTTATTCCACTCTGCCCTTATCACCACAGAAATTCTAAGGAGTCTTATCATCAGAATCCTTTATGGTTTACAGAAACATTTGGTACTCAGACTGAACTCTTACAGGAAACTCTTGAATGGCTAAAATAAAAGTAAATTTAAGAAAAGAGTATAGGCAATCATTGAGATTATTAATCAGATTGACTAGAGTCTTAATAACTAAACTCGATAAATTTTCTAATAAATATAAAAGATATGCTTTCAAAAACTATGCAGAACTCGGAGAAATACCTAATAAATACTACGAGGATTACTGGCAAGACTTATATAAGCTATTAGAGATAAATACTAGAACAATTATTGATGCCTCATCAACAACTATTAAATCATCAAGATTATTACAAAAAGCAGAAGATGAAGTAGCACAGGCGACTTATGATTATGTCACAACCCATACAGCTCAGAATGTGACTTACATTACAGAAACTACAAGAAAACAAATACAACAGGCAATAGCTTATTCGATCAGCGAGGGTTTTGGTCAAAATGATACTGCTGAACAGATCGCTAAGTCTACTGCATTTAGCAAACAAAGGTCTAAGGTCATTGCTAGAACAGAAACTCACCAAGCATACAATTATGGTAATAACAAAATTGCTGGTAATTTAGCTTTAAGGCGACCAAGAAAGATATGGTTGAGTGCTTTAGATTTAAGGACTAGAAGTTGGCACAGTGCTATGAATAGAAAAAATGTTGCAGTAGAAGATGATTTTAAAGTTCTCACACCAGTCAAAAATAGTGAGCCACAAATAAGATATATGAAATATACAGGTGATTCTAATGGTGGTGCTAGTAATGTAATCAACTGTCGTTGCACAACTTTGTACCTTGATGAAGAAGATGTTGATATAATTGATGAATAAAAAAAAAGAGCCATATTGCTATGACTCTTTCTTTTGATAGATAAATATTTATTGTGGATATATCTCTTTGAGAGTATCTTCAACTAATGCCATTCTTCTTAATATTTCAAACTGTTCATCTGTCATATTTCTAGCATCTTCATTATCTTCTCTTTTATCGTACTTGCCATTATTCCAGTCGATTAGATCAGACCAATCACAAATATTTTCATCTTTAGGTTTTATAACATTAGATATAAAATTAGATATTTCATCAGTCATTGTATATTGCATACTCCAACACTGCCCATATACCTTACTTGATGGCACACCAAGTGTTCTTTTTTTAATCCAAAAGTCGTTGTTGTTTACTGTTTCCATAATTTTCCTCGTTGTTTTGTTAATTGCTGGGTAGTTTAGGTGATACCCACACCATTCATTAAATTATTTTTGTTATTACATCTCTAGCTACTTTTAGTTTTCTTTCTGTCTTTTTTTCCTCTTTTTTGTCCTCATAATCCATACAACTAAAATCTTCTAACATATAACCTAGTGCCTCGTATATTACATTCAGTTCTTTAGCACTTAATTTTACTGATTTTCTTTTAAACTCTATCATTTATATTTTCCTCGTTTTTTATTAAATTTAGGAGTCTTTTTATCAACTCCATATATACAATATATTATACTTAAAGTATAAAGTAAAGTCTTTTTGAATAAATATAGACTTATTTTGCTAAATATGGTTAAAATACTCGTATATTTACTAACTTTTTGGGTGGTTAAATGGATAATAGTCAAATACAAGAGGATTTAGAGCAATTAAAAGATATGATTACAGATTTACCCTGTGATTTTAAACAGCTAGATACAGAAGAAGATGGTACATTCGAGGGCTATGGCTCGGTATTTAACAACAAAGATTTAGGAAATGATGTCATTCGTAAGGGTGCATTTGCTAACACACTCAAATATAGAAAACCAAAACAAGTAAAATTATTATATCAACACAAAACAGATGAGCCGATAGGTGTCATTGACTCTTTAGAAGAAGATAATAAAGGGTTATACATCAAAGGCAGATTAGCTATGGGTACACAAAAAGGTCGTGAAGTTTACGAGCTTATGAAAATGGGTGCCTTAGATTCTATGTCAATAGGATATAGACTATCGCCTGATGATTATAAATATGACCCAAAGCAGAAGAAAAGAATAATTAAATCTGTTGATCTAATGGAAATATCATT